ATAGCTAATTAGACGGGGAAAAGATAACAAAGGATGACGGGCATGGCAAATACCCTTAACCATTGGTAGTGCTGAATAGCACTACCATGGCTTCAAAGCGGCAATATAATCCTTATATTATAAAGAGTAAAAAACAATAATTAACCGTAAAGATTAAGAACGAACGAAGTGAGTTCTTAGATGAACGAAGTTCATCTTTACAAAGATATCCCGATGTGATAAATGAACAGTTACGGGATTAGTTAGAAGAATGGTAGCCCTGATTTCTTAGTTGTTTCTAAATTACTATTAATCAATTCACTTAGGTGCTTACGTTCATCCAAAGACATATTTAAAATATCTTCATAGGATATTCCACCTCTCATGTACCAAGATAAAGTTAATGCATTTTTCTTTATCTCAGAACATTCTTTTTCCATATCATCTATCAGCTTCTGTATCTCTTCAGGCTTTAAGTACAGAAGCCTTAACCGAAAAAATCAGACACATTTAATGTGAAGCTCTTTTCATATTCGTGTTGGCAATGGATACATTTGATTTTCAATGGTTTCAACTCAGCATCTTCTTTGATTTTTTCATGGTATTCTTTAATAGAGTTATATGCAATCTTGTCACAATTTTCTAAGAAATCCAAAATAAACTCAATGTTATCTACTATGGCTGATGGAGTTTTGATATACTCAATAGTACTAGCCAAAACTTTCATAGTCACATTAGTTATCATACTAAGTGCTTCTTTTGTTTTGTTTGCACGTTCAACTGGATCTTGTAGTGATTCAATGTTTGCAAACATTTTTTGCAATTCAAATTGACTTAAGTTGACCTGATTCATTTCTTTGTATGTTAATGGTTTGAATTTAATATAAAGATCGTTGACTAGTAACTCATCATTGTAATTGCCGGATTTAAGTGAGGATAGAATACCAACTAAGTTTACATTATATTTGGATTCTTCTTGGCAAGCTGGACAGCCGGTTTCAATCTCCATGTCATTACCATTGGATGCACTACGAATAGCAATCAATACAGCGTCCATATCAATACTATTAATTTTCCAAGGTTCTTTAATATCCGGAATACAGCTTTTTATTAGTTCAACTACGGCTGACCCATTAAACAATGCGTCTGGTGTTTTTGATGTGATATCGTCAATAGCTGTCATAGGATAAACGGGTAGTTCACCTGTTTCAGTTTGGTTAATAACTCCGGGTTCATAGAATTTTCCCTTGCTGGGCAGGGTAATATAAATGGCTGGTCTACGAAAATACTGTTTTAATGGGTTGTGTTCTAAAGTCATAAATTATCCTAAAAGATGGCGTTTGCCTAATACTAAATACAATTGAAACTATTTAGTGGGTAAAACATGGCTGATAATAATATTGATCCAGAATTGATTAGAGAATTAAGCGAAAAATACGAGTCTATGCGTGATGCTATGGCCAGTATGATTCCGGCATTGGTATTAAGTACTGCTTCTATTAATCAAATGCTAGCAGCCTCAAAAGGGCTGGCTGTCAGTGAAAAAGAGGGCAAAGAAGTAGTAGATGCATTGATTGAAAGTTTTAAAAACACAGCAAAAGCCGCAGATACCGAGACTAAAGAAAAAAACAATTCGACCAAACAATGGAGAAATTTAGAAACTAGTTTAAACAATGCAGGAGCAACCTTAAAGGCTTTTGGATCTTCATTAATTAATACTACTAATTCAATGTCCAAATACCAGTCGACCGTTAGTGCTGGTGCTAAAGGTATAACAGATTTAGTTGGATCATTTTTACCCCCTAATGCTTCTATTAAAATAAAGCTTTTATTTAAGGGTTTTACTGCAGTAATTGATGTATTAAGTTTCTTTGTAGGTAACGTATTCAAGCAAAATGATGCGATGATTAAGTCCTACGATAGCTTAAGCGAAGTAGGTGCAACAAGCGCATTAACTACCAATGACATTAGAAAATTAGGGCAGAATGCTGGTTATACATCCGAAAATTTAGACAAATTTACTGACATTACTAAAGATTTAGGATCTAATTTAATAGCTATGGGAGGTTCAGCTAGTAAAGGTGTTGTTCAATTTTCAAAACTTGCTACAGTAACACAAGCACAACGTGATGGTTTTAACAATTTAGGTATTAGCCAAGAGCAATATACAAAGTTACAAGCTACTTATATCAGGCAGCAGACTGCTGCCGGTATGATAATAACTAAATCAACTGAAGGACAACGTAAAGAAGCAAACAAATACATTGATTCGTTAGTTGAATTGGCCGCATTAACTGGAATTTCTGTTCAAAAACAACAAGAAGCGTTAGACATAGCTAATGCGGATGAGAACTTTAATCAGTATAAAGCCAATCAAAGTATGAAACGAGAAGCTTTATTAGAACAAGCGGCTAACGAACAAGATCAAACTCGTAAAAAACAACTCACCGCTCAAGCTGATGCTATTAAAGCTACAATTGACCAAAAAGATGCGTATGCAAAAGTTGCAGTAAGTACCATGAGTGCTGCCAATGCAGCCGCAGTTTTGCAAAGTATTTCAACTGACGGTGCAACTGTTTATACTGAATCTAATGCTAAATTATTAATGGCAGGTATTGATGTTGCTAAACACAATAGAGAAATGAATGCCGGTAGAAGTCAGGAAGTAGAATTATTAGAAGGTCAAGTTAAGGCTACTAGACGATTTAGTAAAATGTTTGGTAATGCCGCTAGTGCATTTGGAGAAAGCAGTAAAGAACTTCAAAAAGATTTTGGCGTTGATAATAAGATGCGTGAAACTGCCGCACAGTTTGATAAACTAAAAACTGAAGAAGGTAAAAAACAATTCTTAGCACAACGAAAATTAAATGCTGACGAAATTGCAGCCAAAAAAGCCGGATTAGGTCCTAAAGACGCTGCCAAAGACGCACAGAATGCACAGCTTGCAACTGAATTAGCATTTAGGAAAGGGCTAGATGAATTAACAGCAATAATAAGCGGACCTGTTACCGGTGGATTTACCTTGTTAATGAAAGCCACAATGTCGCTTGGTAAAACTTTTGCCAACTTATCACATATGTTTGGTGGACCTGATATACGACATTTATTTAAAACTCCAGAAGAACTTAAAAAAGATGTAGAAGATTTAACTAAACAAGCCAGTAAGTTAGAATCAGCATTAGCCAAAGAAGTAAGTTTAAGAGAAGCTAAAATTAAAAATGATGAAGAATCAAACAAAAAAGATAAAGAATATCAAGAAGCAAAAAACAAATTAAATGATATAGCAAAAAATAGACCAACTGCAAGTTCATCAGCAAAAGATATAGAGTCTTGGCAAACTCAACGGGTTGAACAAGATAAACTAGTTAAAAAGTTAGAAGCAGAACGTTCTGTTCTAATTAATAAAGGTTACCAAATGAAACGTGAGCTAGAATCACGAGGAATGGGACCCGGAGCAGGCACTGCATATGCTGACAAAATTCGCGGAGATCTAGAAAAGACACGTGCCGAATTAGAACAAGCTAAGAAATATGCAACTGATGCAGGTGCGGCTATAGCACCACCTGCGACTACCAGTGCACCAACACCACCTGCGACTGGTGCCCCAACACCGGCCGCGCCAACCGGACCCAAAACAGTAAAAGAGTTAGAACGTGATCAAGCTAGGGCTACTGCATCCAATAATTTGGGAACAAAAGTTGCCGGACGTGAAGATGATATACTTAAGAAAATAAATCTAAAAGGTGGTCAAGGTGGTCAAGCGGTTCAAGGTGGAAAAGCTGACGCAAAATTATTAGATATTGCTGAAAAAATTAATGAAATCTTACCCGAAGGAACATTTACAGCACTAAATGATAAATTCCATCAGACTAGGAAAGACGAGAACGGAAACTTAATACCTAGTAAACACCGAGAAGGTAAAGCATTAGATTTTGTATTAAAAAATCCACCAAAAGATATTGATGAAGCTAACTCCATAAAAAGACAAATTGAAGATTTAGGAGCATCTAAAGTATTAGATGAATATAACTTCCCAAGTAAAGGCTCTACTGGTAAACATTTCCACGTTGAGGTAATGAAAGATGGTGGTATCATTAAATCTCAGCCGGGAGGCACGCTAGTACAAGCGGCCGAAGCAGGAATGAATGAGGCATTTGTTCCTTTACCAAAAGGTAGAAATATTCCAGTATCAATGCCTAGTTTGGATAGATTAACAGCATCAAATAAAGCTTTAGCAGAAGACTTACGTTTGATTATGGGTGACAATGCTACTAATAATCCTTTAGTAGATGCTTTAACAAACAAGCTTACTGACAAACTTGATCCGGAAAAATTATTAATAAATCTATTATCTAAAAATATTCCAGGGTTGAGTAAAGTAATGACGTTGAACACCGTAGCAGGTGTTGCTGGTTCTGATGAAATGTCAACTACTGAAAAGTTGTTAGAAGTTGCTAAATTATTGAACCCAACCGTTAGATTAGTCAGTAAATTGTTTGACACTTATCAAACAATATCAGGTAATGAACAAAAACAATTTAGCAAATTGTTTGACGCTATAGCACCAACAACCATAATTGATCAAAAATCAATCGATAAAAAACAAGATCAAGTTGCAGTTGCAGATAAAAAACAGATAGATGTATCTATTACGTTAGATAAAACTATAGAGCAAACATCTGCTATACCAAAATTAACAGATAAGCCAGTAGATCAACCAGTCGTACCAGTACAGAAAATAATAGAGAAACCAATTGATCAACCAGTCGTACCTGTACAGAAAATTGTAGATAAGCCAGTAGATCAACCAATAGTACCTGTACCAAAATTAACAGATAAGCCAGTAGATCAACCAGTCGTACCTGTACAGAAAATTGTAGATAAGCCAGTAGATCAACCAATAGTACCTGTACCAAAATTAACAGATAAGCCAGTAGATCAACCAATAGTACCTGTACCAAAATTAACAGATAAGCCAGTAGATCAACCAATAGTACCTACACAAAAGGTAGTAGAGAAAATTGTAGATCAACCAATAGTACCTGTACCAAAATTAACAGATAAGCCAGTAAATCAACCAGTCGTACCAGTACAGAAAATAATAGAGAAACCAATTGATCAACCAATAGTACCTGTACAGAAAATAATAGAGAAGCCAATAGACAATCTAGTTACTCCTACGACAAAAGTAGTAGAAAAAACGATAGAGAAATCAATCACACCGGTACCAAAGCTAGTAGATAAGCCAATAGAAAAACCAGTTAATCCTATTCCAAAATTAACAGATAAAACACCTGATCTTACGAACATTCAGAATGGTTTTGATAAAAACTCTTACAGAACGGCTGTAATTGATTTAGCTGATATTTTTAAAACAAAGGCACCTACAGCTATTCCAGATGTAAATGGTCTAATCAAATCACAACTAGAACAGCAACAAACGTCACAGCAAGATTTGATTACTAAACTAAGTACTGCAATTAATCCAACAGTAGCTCCTACTCCTAGAAATGACTCTACACAAGAAATGGTTGAAATGTTGGCAAATAAATTAGATACTGTTATTAATAAATTGGATACAGGTAACGACTTACAAGAAGATTTTAATAAGCAATCTATGATTTAACGCTAAATACTAGATAAAGTATCTTAATATGACCTACAAAAAACGCTTCTCAAACAAATCTGGCATTTCCAGTCCAATTTCAGGTTTTAATAATAATACCGGAGCTTGGAATGGCAATGCTGGTGTAAATGGTCCTACTGGGCAAGGAATGAACAGCCAAGATTTTGGTTACAAGAACTATCGTAGTCGTCTTCCGGAAGTATATACAGGTCATCCAAACCGTATTGAACGATATAATCAATATGAAATGATGGACGTAGATGCTGAGATTAATGCTTGCTTAGATATTATTTCAGAGTTTAGCACTCAAACAAATGAACATAATAAAACTCCCTTTGACTTAGATTTCAAAGATGAACCAACACAACACGAAGTTGAAATGCTTAAAACACAACTTCAACAATGGTGCAAACTCAATGAGTTTGACACTAGAACATTCAAAATCTTCCGTAATACTATTAAGTTTGGTGATCAAGTATTTGTACGTGACCCGGAAAACTTTAAGTTATATTGGATAGATATGACTAAGATTATTAAAGTTATTGTCAACGAAAGTGAAGGAAAAAAGCCTGAACAATATGTTATAAAAGACATTAACATTAACTTACAGAACTTAACTGTAGCACAAAAAACAAATACAGACTTTGCCGCTAATCCGGCAACTGGATTAGGTGGTTCTGGTGGAGGTGGTAGTGGTGGCGGATATACTGTTCCAAGTATGCCATATAACACATCCGGAAGTCGTTTTACTTTAGGGCAAAGTGAATCAGCTATTGATGCCAAACACATTGTTCATTTAAGCTTAACCGAAGGGTTAGACCGCTTTTGGCCTTTTGGTCAATCTATCTTAGAAAATATTTTCAAAGTTTATAAGCAAAAAGAATTATTAGAAGATGCGGTATTAATCTATCGTGTACAACGTGCTCCAGAACGTAGAATGTTTAAAATTGACGTTGGTAATATGCCAAGTCACTTAGCTATGGCCTTTGTTGAGCGTATTAAGAATGAGATTCACCAAAGACGTATTCCAAGTACACATGGTGGTGGTAGTGTAGTTGATGCATCTTATAATCCATTAAGTATGAATGAAGATTACTTCTTCCCAGTTACTGCTGACGGAAGAGGATCAAGTGTTGAGGTGTTGCCCGGTGGACAGAATTTGGGTGAGATTGATGACTTGCGTTACTTTAACAACAGATTAGCACGTGGTTTACGTGTGCCAAGTAGCTATCTTCCAACTGGACCAGATGATAATCCTACTCCAATGAGTGATGGTCGAGTTGGTACAGCTATTGTGAACGACTACAAAAGTATATTAGCCAAAAGCTAGATGAAGAATTTAAGTTATTCTTACGTTGGAGAGGTTTGAATATTGATAGTGGTTTATTTCAATTGCAATTTAATCCACCACAAAACTTTGCCGCTTATCGCCAAAGTGAATTAGATACTGCACGTATTGGTTCATTTACTGCAATTGAACAGTATCCATATATATCTAAACGTTTTGCTATGGAACGATTCTTGGGCTTAACTGAAGAAGAAATTAGTAAGAACGAAAAAATGTGGCGTGAAGAAAATGATAAAGAGATTGAGATTGAGCCACAAGGTAGTGATTTGCGTAGTATTGGTGTATCAGTGGGTGATATTGAAGCTGATGCACAAACTGGCGAAGATATGAATGCCCCTGAGCCAGAATCTGGTTTAGATGATATGGAAGTAGCCGGACCGGTTGGACAAGCAGGCGGTATGGCAGGTAATGTACCGGGTGGTGCTCCTGGACAGATTTAAGATAAATAAACATATGAAATTATTTGAGATGTTTGACGCCGCTATTCCTGGTTACCAAGATGTTGAGTCTGATAACAGCAAACCAAAATGGAGAGAAAGCCGTAAAACTAAATTAACATTACGTCAGATACGCAAATTACGTAAGATGAATGATGTTAGAAATTATGAAAAAGCAAACTCTTTAAAGAAAATTCATGCACAATATGCTCAGCCTAATCCTGAGCAACCTCAAGTATAAGTTAAAAACTTTATACTAAATCTCCCAAATTTAACAAAAACGTAAAAAAACAGCACTTATTGTGCTGTTTTCCTGACTACGCACTAAATAATTCTACAAAGCCATTTACTTAGGAGAACATTCAATGGATAATAAAAAATTTGAACAACTTATTGATTTGATTATCAATGAGAACGAAGAACAAGCTAAAGCATTGTTTCATGATATCGTGGTTGAAAAGTCACGTGAAATTTATGAAACAATGATGGATGAAGAGCAAATGATGAATCAACCATCTGGTCAAGTACAAGATTTACTAGACGAGATTGGTAGTGAAGAAGAAGGATTGTCTGAAGAGGATGATGAATCCGATATTGAATTTGACGATGAAGCTGAAGAAGACGGTGAAGACTTTACACACGACTTAGAAGCTGACCACGACGAAGAAGGTGGCGAAGAAGGTTTAGAAGACCGTGTTGTTGACCTAGAAGACAAATTAGACCAATTAATGGCTGAGTTTGAAGATATCATGGGTGGTGATGCTGATGCAGATATGGAAGCTGATGCAGATGAATTTGCAGCCGACGAAGAAGGTGCAGAAGATGCATTTGGTGATGAAGAAGCCATGATGGAAGCTATCACATTGAAGAAAGTTGCTGTAACACACGGTGACAATGGTGTTCAAACAAAGAGCCCAGGTTTATCAAACAGTGGTCAAGCTGGAATGGATAGCAAGCCAGTTAAGTTCAGTGGTCAATCTGAAGCAGTTCCAACAGGACCAAAAGGACCTAGCAATGCTTATTCTAAAGGTGAGACAAGTGTAAAGGGTTCAGGATCATTTAAGAATGCTCCAGCTCAAAATAACTTTAGTGAAAAGGGTGAATCTACACCTAAACCAGTCACTAAAGACGAAGCAGGTAAAGTTCGTAGTCCAGTAGCAGAGTCACGTAGAACTACTGCTAAAAGACGCATTTAAGGAATCTGAGAGCAATGGCTTTGTATCTCAAGGAGCATCTGACATTTGACCGAGCCGGTATGGTTGTTGAATCTGTCAGTGAAGGCGACAAGAAGAACCTTTATATGAAAGGGATCTTCATTCAGGGCGGGGTAAAGAACGCAAATGAGCGTGTTTACCCCGTGTCTGAAATTGAGTCTGCTGTTCAAACTCTAAATGAGCAAATTACAAGTGGTTACTCTGTATTGGGTGAAGTAGATCACCCAGATGACTTAAAGATTAACTTAGACCGTGTATCACATATGATTACTAGTATGTGGATGGATGGTGCTAATGGTTTCGGAAAGTTAAAGATTTTACCAACTCCAATGGGTGAATTAGTTAAGACTATGCTGGAGAGTGGTGTGAAACTCGGCGTTTCAAGTCGTGGTAGCGGTAACGTGAATGACATGGACGGCAAAGTGAGTGACTTTGAAATAGTCACTGTGGATATTGTTGCACAACCTAGTGCACCCAATGCTTATCCTAAAGCAATCTATGAAGGCATGATGAATATGAAGCATGGTCATAGAAGGTACAGAGATATCTGAAAGATGAAGTGGTTCGTCTTATCAAGGATCTCAAAATTAACAAAGGGGATTAAGCATGTTAGATGCTATCAAACCATTACTTGAGAGTGGATTAATCAACGAAGAAACCGGTGTCGCTATAAACGAGGCATGGGAATCTAAGTTGAATGAAGCTCGTGAGCAAGTACGTGCAGAATTAAGAGAAGAATTCGCACAACGTTATGAACACGACAGATACGTGATGGTAGAAGCCCTTGATAAAATGGTCAGTGAAGGTCTACGTTCTGAAATTGAAGAATTCCAGAATGAAAGACAGGCAATGAACGAAGACCGCGTTAAAGCTCAACATAAATTGCGTGAGAACGCAACTAAATTCAACGATTTTATGGTTACTAAACTAGCTGAAGAAATCAAAGAATTGCGTGGTGAGCGTAAACTACAAATGGAAAGTCAGCAAAAGTTAGAACAATTTATTGTTCACGCTTTGGCACGTGAAATTAAAGAATTCACACAAGACAAACAAGCTGTGGTTGAAGCAAAGGTTAAGTTAGTTGCTGAAGGTCGTAAACAATTAGAAGCATTGAAAGCACGTTTTGTCGCTGAATCTGCAAAAAGATTGACTACGGTTGTCACAAGCCAACTCAAGGGTGAATTAGGCCAATTGAAAGAAGACATTAAAATTGCTCGTGAGAACAATTTTGGTCGTCGTATTTTTGAAAGCTTTGCAAGTGAATTCAGCGTCACTCACTTAAGTGAGAAAGCAGAAACACGTAAGCTAATGGCACAGCTAGAAGAAAAAGAAATACAACTAGCCGAATCCATCAAACAAATCAACAACGGTAAAAAGTTAGTTGAATCAAAAGAACGTGAAGTTCGCATTATCAAAGAGTCTAATATTCGTGAAAAAACAATGGGCGGTTTACTCGCTACATTGAACGAAGAAAAGGCTGCAGTAATGCAGAACTTACTAGAAAGCGTGCAAACACCAAAATTGCAAGCCGCTTTCGATAAGTATCTACCAGCAGTTCTAAATACTGGCGCTGTTAAAAAGACTGTAAAGTCTAACTTAACTGAGTCAACTATTACTGAAGTTACTGGGGATAAAGCTGCCAAACAAGAAGTTGATATGGAACAACGTGATAACGTTATAGATATCAAACGTCTGGCAGGGCTTTAAAAAAAAGACATCATTTAGGAGAAATATAAAATGTCAAAAGTACTCTTAGAAAGCCGTTGGGACGAGACCAAAGAAGCTC